ATTTACTTTTGCACCAGCGGCATCAAGAGCGTTAAGTGCCTTCTCAAGTTCAACAAGTCCTTCTTCTCCTTTAAGGATTGGAGAAACTAATTCAAGTCCTGTTCCACGACCTGTTCCTGTTCCTGTTACTGAACCATCTGTAACAATTTTCCAAGTTGAGATTACTTGGTGTGTATAACCTTCGTAGGTGGCAGTAACGCCAACTGAGGCAAGAGCGGCGATTGCTCTTTCTGGAGTGATGTTATAAAACTCTGCTTCGACTCCGAACTGACGAACTTCTGTTACTGAAGTTGAAACTGAATTACGAAGAGCCGACATAACTGCGTAACGAGCGGCTGAAGGATAATTTCCATAACCGAGTTGGCGAGCGATGGCTCCATAAGACATTCCTGAGTTACGAAGTCTTAATGCTTCTTCGTGTCTTGCGTTGCTTCTGTTTGGCATTTTCTACTCCTTGGGTTGAGTATCGCTTTCTGCGATAGGCCAATTGTCCAATCTCCTGAGTACGCAGACAACTACATCCAACTCAAATCCCCGCAGGGCTAAAACTTTTTTCCCGCAGGGATTGCAAAGTGTTGTGATTTGGAGAGCGTTTTTGGTGTTTTGGCTTAGAAATCAAGTTTCAGAAGTAAAGACTTTTCATATTGAAGCCAATCTCCTGATTCTATTAAAAATCCTTTTGGTTCTTTACTTGCTACAAAAGTTAAAGCATTAATTAATAATCCGTGTTGAGTTCTAACTTCTAATACTTCAACACTATAACCAGCGAACACTTCCATCATTAATACTTCTAAGAAGTCCTCAGTATTAGTTTGAACATCCATCAAAGTTCCTTTTACTTTTCTATTAAGGTCTTTGGTTATTTCAGGATACAAACCAAATGGGTGTTTGTATAAAGCATAATTATTTAAAGTCGCTGGTTCATAATTTTGAGCAACTGTTCTAATCATTGAGTGGAGCGAACCCTTAGGTTGGAGAGTTCCATAAACAAATAACTTAGCCATTCGTTTCATTGATACCCCTCCTTGCTAGTCGAATTAATAAATCGGTCAAGATGTTTTGTTTATCTTCTAAAACTTTACCATCGGTGGAAGCATCTACGAGTTCTCTTTTATAGGCAATTAGTTCTTTGATATCTTCATCAATTGTTCCTTCAGCAATTAAAGTCCAAGCGGTTACAGAATCTTGTTGTCCAATTCGGTGCGCTCGGTCGGCGGCTTGGTCCATATCGGCTGGAGTCCAACCTTGTTCAAGAAATAAAACATCACTAGAGGCAGTTAAGGTAATTCCAACTCCACCTGCTTTAAGAGTACTTACAAAGACTTTACAGTTAGGGTCGGTCTGAAAAGTATCAACAGCGTAAGTTCTTTCCTCGATAGTTGAATCACCAGTCAGTTTAACTGCGCCATAATGTTCTGCTATTTTATTTGCTAGGTCTTTATGCCAAGTAAAAACAATTAACTTACTCTCAGAAGTAAGAAAGTTATCCATCCACTCAACTGCTGATGAGTATTTTGCTTCGCTTGCTAACTTTTTTAAAGTATTAACGGCAACCAATTGTTCTGCCGCCTGCGCTTTCATTGTCGCAACGAGCGCCGCCTCTCTTGCTTCGTGAGTAGTTGCTCCAGCCTTTTCAGCAGACTCATGTGCTCGCCTTGCTAAAAAAGAAATTAAATCCGATTCTGCTTCTCGATATTTCTTCATTTGGTCGAATGCAGGTTCAACTATCACATCGCTCCAACGCTTAGGCGGTAACTCTTTCAATACATCTATCTTTCTTCTTCGAACATACATACTTTGTCTGAGTCTGCGATTCAATTCAGGAAGATGTCGATTGCCTGTGTATGTATCTCTAAACTTTGAAGCGCCACCAAACTCTTTCAATCTTCCAAGGATTCTCAGTTGGGCAGTTAGTTCAGAAGGATTATTAAGTACAGGAGTTCCAGTTAAACACATTATTGGTTCTTGGACTTTATCGGCGAGCGCAATAGCGGCTTTAGTTCTTTTTGCTTTTGGATTCTTACAGTAATGGCTTTCATCAAACACTACTGCTTTGAAACCATCTAGTAGAGAAGCCCAGTAATCTAAAATGTCGTAATTAACTATCACTATGTCGGCAGTTGGAACATAGCCTTTACGACCTCTTAATACTTCAACTGTTTTATCTTTCGGAAGCCACTTTCTTGCTTCTCGTTGCCAGTTAATTTTTAGGCTCGCCGGACAAACAACAACTGCTGGGTAAGTATTTAATTTATGAATTACTGCTAACGCTTGAACAGTTTTACCAAGACCCATTTCATCTGCAATAAATAATCTTTTAGCATTAACGGCATATTCAACTCCTGCTCTTTGGAAAGGCATAAGTTCGCCACCTAAACCTTCTACTTCAAAGTTTGAGTCTGTTGCTCTTGAAGCGGCTACTCGTTCATACATTTTTCGTGCTTCGATAAATGGTTCCTCACAAGACTTATGGACTTGTGCTTCAATATCGGTTGCAAACTCTAAGACCTCAAGTGCGGATTCGTAAGGAGCACTCCACGCTCTTAAGATAGATGAGTAACGAGAGCGAGGTATCTCTCTTACTTTTTCAATTAATTTTATGTCGTAATCAAAATATAAATAGAACCAATAGGAGTCGTATTTAATTACAACTTTACCTTCGGTTAAAATATCTTCTATCTCTTGGAGTAAAGCATCAAACATCTTTACTCTTTACAATCTTATGAACATTTTGTTCAGACATACCTAGTAAATCTGAAAGTCTTCGAGCGGTAATTTTGTTTTGTCTTAGTTTAACCATTAAAACTTTTCGGTCTTTTCTCAAAGCAGTAAGTTCTAATTCAATACGATTAATGGCATCCGTTATCTCTACAACTGCATCTAGTTCATCGTTCATCACTTACTCCTTTAGAGGTTCAAGTGTAGTGGTAAGTGTGCCGTCATCATTTAAAAGAACCCAGCCATGAGCGTGAGTCTTAACTGGAACCCCACTTGGTTGTTCATATTGTGGAACGATAAATCCATAATCAATTGCTTCAGTTCTATGACTTTCTAAATATCCATGGCAACCACTTGTTCCAGTTCCACATAACGCCATTAAATTAGAAGGGTAATTAGTTTCAACTCTATGGGTTCCACCCATCGCTCTTGGTCGGCGGTGATGAATAGACATTGGAATCGTTGCAACTGAAGTGCCACATCGTTCGCATCTAAAGTTCGCTCGAACCATAATACTCATTCGCACTTCAGTTGTTGCTCCTGTCTTACGCCTCGATTTCTTTGGCACGATTACCCTCTAACTGATTCTGAAAACTTATAGAAGATAACTTTTCCTCTAAATACTTTTCGGCTTGTTCTTCATATAAACGAAGGAATTGGGCTCTTATTGTATCTAAGTTAGTGCTTGTACAGATGTTCCGATACCCAATGGCTTGAACAACTTGTGAAACAATTGGGTCTGTAAAACTGTAGGGTTGATAAACGCTCTTGGCATTAACTTCAGACATAACTACTTGCCAAGCATCATTTTTACTCAAAGGTAATCCATCTTGTCCTTCAAGAACTTTTTTTCTTATGGCGGCTACCGAAGGTGGATATTCAGATGCCATAAGAAGGCTTCTAACGGCGTTGTGAGCCTCGTTCTGATTAAGGTCGGATAGAAGTTCTACATAGACAGTAACGGTCTCTTGAGTCGGCTTCCAAGAAGGATAAGCGCTCGCAATTATGCCAACCAATACAGCACATTCTTGTTTAGTCATTGAGCCTCCAGTTTGTTTAGATAATCTCGAACCACATCAACTCCCTTTGTAGATTTATTTCTTACTGCTTGTAATCTCATCTTCTCGTATTGCTTTCTAAGAGCGGCAGGTGAGTGGATATTAGAAGACCAAAAAGAGTCGTTCTGTGACCATCTAATCGCCGCCTCTATTTGTTCAAAAGTCTTTTCATCTATCCGATTCAATTTATCCATATCGGATAACCACTTACCGCTTACAGTTGGTCGCTTAACTCCATTACCAACCATTAAATCAGCCAAAAGATTACATAAAGTTATAATCTCAATTTTAAAGTCGGCCTTCTCATTATCTTGGCTCTCACTTAAATTGGCTTTCATTATTTGGGAGGATTCAGTCCCCACCGTGGCTTCCTTTCGGCTACTACCGTGAGGACCATAAAGAGGCGAGGTAGAGAGTTTTTCGTCCCCACCTATCGGAACAGAAAGAACCGTATAGAGATTAGATTGTAAATCACCTTGTTCAGTATGTCGGTGCTGAATAGTAATAGCGCCTATGTAAACAAGTTCTTTTAATGCCCTATCAACTGGCTTTGTAGATTCCATACGCAAATCAGAGGCGAGTCGTTTCCTAGAAGGAAAGCACGACCCATCTCTGTCTGCATATCGTCTTAAGACTCCATAAAGTCGAACGGCTTGAGGACTTATATCTGCAAAGAGAAGCCACTCAGGAATAATTGCAAAGAAGTTGTCGGCAATAATTTTGTCTTGGGATTCCATTATTGCCCTCTCTTTATTCCATAGTTACTTGTTCAACTCTTTCTTTATAAGCCTTTATAAGAGTTTGAAGGGAAGCGGAGTCTAGCGCCTTTTTTGCTTCTGACAAAGTAGGCTTCAACGCTTCTAATTCAACTTCATTATTCGCCTTTTTTATATCATCAAGAAATTTCTTGATGTCTGCTACTTGTGCATTTTCTTTTACTACTTCATTAGTTATTTCTTTTACTGGTTGAAGTGGGGCGGCACTTACTTCCATCTGTTCCATTTCTTCAGCGGAGTAAATACCTGAAAGGTCTTGAGGAAATGCTTTACGAAGTGCTAATGCTTCAGCGCATTTAGCAATCATAAGGTCAGGCATCTTCGCCCAAAGTCCTGAAAGTTTTCCATTGTAAGCAACCGCATACGAATCAAACTTAGCAGTTGCCCATAATGGCTCTCTCCAATCTTGGTGATAGATTCCAACTTTGGCGGCGGCTGGTGGAGTCTTTTCTAACCACACATCAACCCACACTCCATCTTCTCCACACCAATAAGTTGGAGTTTGACCTCCATACTTTCCTGAGCGTTGAGCGACTAATCGAAGTCCATCGATAGAGGCTTGAATTGTAAAACGACCAGCACGACCAATCATATAAATCTGTCGAGCAAATGGGTCTAATCCAGTTCGTTGGCAGAAGTGAAGGAAGACTCCTAAATCTCCAGCGCTCGCTTCTTGTAATCCTAATTGTTTAAGAGCCGAGAGTTGCTTATCGTCCCAGTTCTTTTGTTCTTGCGTTACTACTAACACGCCACCTGTATTACTCATAGTTGAACCTCCACCTTGAATGAAACATCGCTTGGGATTATTTGGATATGGGGAACGACTTCACCTGTCTTTGGGTCAATGGCTTTATCACCAGCGACTTCGTAAGTCTTCTTTAGTTCTGCTTTATCAACTTCATACTTAACTCTAATCAACATATCGTTATGAGTCATTAGCCAATCAGTTAAACCTTCTTCTGTTTCCCATTTAGGTTGAGTAACTCGAGAAGTAATCTTTCCATAAGGAGTTGAAATCGTCTTTACATCGGGGTCGGCTTCACGCTCTTTACGAAGATAAGCAGTTAAATGGTTTTCAAAAAAGGCTCGTTCTTGTAGTAGAGGCTTATTTACTTCCTCTAACCATAATGCGATTCTTTCTTGCTCTGCTTTTGCAATAGCGACATTTGCTTCTAATCCAGCAATTACGCTTCTTACTTTTCTCATCGCCCATGTCGCTTTATTTAAATCATCGACAATAAACGCTTCTCTTTGAGGAGTTTCTTCAACTTCAAACTCATCAATAGTTGCTAGTTCCATAGACCGTCCTTTCGCTTGGGATAAGACACAATACAACTGACCACCGACAAGACAAGGACATTATTGTTTAAGGTTATGTAATAATAACCAAAGAAGGCAAGGTTCTCTAACTTGGGGTGAGAGCCTTGCCTTCCTATTTTAGTTTAGTACTAATTGAAAGTTATTTATACAGCGGTGAATTTTGGTCTTCCAAAACCAACAATAGCAACGGGTAGGTTAGGTTTTAATTTATTACGATTCTTTTTCTTGTAAGCACGAATCTTAAGACAAACCTCACCACCATTACGCTGGTCGCCTTTTTTATCTGGTGATGTATTACCTTCTATACAAGTAACAGTTCCATCACCATTATCTTTAACAACAATACCAACATGACTAATTCTATCAACACCGTCTGCTGGGAAATCAAAGTACACAATATCACCGGGCTGAGGTTGTGAGTCTTCACCTTCAAACCACGACTTTGCTTTTTGGAAAGCAGCCGCTCCTGCTGGCGTATAAACAGTATTAGGTATTTCTACTCCTGCTTTTTTCCCACACCAATTAACGAAGGCACCGCACCATGCTTGGTTAGCCTTTTGGTATTTAGTTTTATTTTCTGGTACTGCTTCTTCAATATAACCAATTTCTGCGGTAGCAATTTCTACCAATAGTGCCGCTGAACCTTTTTCTGCCATTAGTCTTCCTTTCGTTTATCAACCTTAGCAAAAGCCTGATTGATTTCATCACGAGTCAATCTACCATCATTTAAGAACGAACGAGATAAGGCTTCCACGACAGTTGATACACCTAAGAGTCCAGCCATCATTACGGCTGAGAGAGTATCGATACCAAAGATACTTCCAGCACCAATTACAGAAAGACCTGTGGCGGCAAAGACGGCTAAGATTCTTAAAAGTATGTTTCCAAGGTTATTCATTTTCTTTTCTTTCTCGGCGTATTGGATAAGTAATAATCCATACTCCTACTGCAAACATAATTGCATACCCAACAATACCTTTGGCTGTTCCGTCAAGAACAATCCAAGCAATAAACATTCCAAGAAGGGTAAATAACTGACCAATCAAATCTACAAAAAATGCTCTCACGGGTTTCTCCTATAACCTACGGCTCCAACTGCGCTTGCGGCGACAGTTGTTGCAGCGATGTTTCCGACAATGGTGGCGGCTACAACAGTCTTAGTTGCTTCTTCTCTTTCTTCCTCAGACATATCGGCCCCAAGATTTCCAAGAGCAAAGATAAGTTGAGCAGGACTTTCGAAGATAGCAACCAACATCTCGGCTGGGGACTCGAGGAGTTCAAGGGCGTCTGCTACTACTGCACTAATTATAACTTCATTTCCATTTTCATCGGTCCTTACCTCAACTGGTTGCGTGTCGGGTAAGTCCGAATAATCTAATCCAGCCGCCTCTATTGCTTCAGCGGTAACGGCTTCTCCTTCAGCGGCTTGTATCAAAACCTCGGCTACAAGTTCTTTTTCTGCTTGAGTGAACTTTCCGTCTGAGGCAAGAGTTTCAGAAAGACTATTAACTTCTGTTTGAGTAATTTCTCCATCTTCCATTAATGAATCAACTACTGCCTCTGTATCAGCAGATGTAATTTTTCCATCCTCTAAGATGTTTTCTAATACTTCATCAGGTAATAACTCGACAGGTGGTTCAGGCTCAACAACTGGCGGTTCAACTTCTTCTTCTATTGGCGGTTCTACTGTTACTGGTGGCTCAACAGGAGTAGGCTCTGGAATTGTTTCTTCAATTGGAGGTTCAGGAATTGGTTCAGGTTCTATCGGTTCTGTTGGCGCTGGCTCTACTGGTTCTAATGGCGTTTGCTCTACTGGTGGCTGTTCAGATTCGGGATTCGGAATTGGTTCAACAGGAGTTGAAGGAACAGGAACAGGAATTGGTTCAGGTTCGACAGCGGGTTGTGGAGTTGGAGTCGGCGTTGGTGTTGGCTCAGGCACGACTGGCGATTGCGGTTCGGAAGGAGTAGGTGATGGTTGAGGCAACGAAGGAGTATTACTTGGCTCGGATTGAGAAGTTGGAGAAGGAGTTGGACTCGGTTCAGAAGGAGTTGGTTCTGTCGTTGGAGTCGCTTGAGGCGAAGGTTCGGGAGTTGGAGACGGAGTTAAAGTGGAAGTCGGCGAAGGTTCTGGCGTTGGAGTTGGACTTGGAACGGGCTCGGGAGAAATTGATGTGGAAGGAGTAGGAGATGGAGATGGTGTGGGTGTCGTTGTTTCTGTTTCTGTCGGTGTTGGTGTGGGCGATGGTGAAGGTTCTGCAGTTGGCGTTGGCGTGGAAGACGATTCAGGAGTTGGAGATGGCGAGGGAGCAGATTGAGTTGGCTCAGGAGTTGCAGACGGACTTGGAGTTGGCTCACTTGTTGGAGAAGTGGAAGGCTCAGGAGTAGGCGATGAAGAAGATTCTTGTGATGTTGTTGGTGATGGCGTTGGGGACGGTTGGGGCGCTGTTGTTTCTAAAGGAGATGGTGAAGGTGTTGGAGTTGGAGTCGGAGTTGGACTTGGAGTTGGATTAGAAACAGAAACAGTAAAGATTGGACCATACCAACCAGCCCAAAAACCATTATCGATTCCTGAAACACTAATAACTGTTTGACCTGAAGACACAACACTAATAGAAGTTGCTTCTATTGTATTACCGCTAAATGTTTGACCATTAATTGAAACACTCCAACTATCTGCGATGGGAGTACAACTACCGATACAGTTTGCAATTGTGTTATCAATGAAAACAGTAACAGTCGAACCATCAGTTACATTTATTCGATTATTTGCGCTACCGCCTTGATAATCAAATTGAATTGAATCGCCAGAGATATTTCCATTTACTACTTGTTGCCAAGTATCTTCGCCATACGCCATTGAATTTATGGCAAGATTAAATGAAAACGCCAAAGCGGTAACAAAAAGAAAGACCCCCCATTTGTTTGAACCTTGGGGGGTCTTTAAGTTTAAATGTTTTATTATTTTGCCTACCTCTTTCGAGTTATGCCTGAGCCTCAGTCCAAGAGATGCGGCCTGCTACCGAGATGGCAGAAGGAGTTAGATTTGTTACGAGGATGGTTAGAACATCTGGTCCATCTGGATAAATCTGTGTGCTTGCTATAGTAGAACCGCCACCCATAACTGCGTTTCCTAAGTCACGCAAAGTTTTTAAATCAATACGGTCTGTTCCTTGAGATAAGAAACCACCGACAACTTCACCACCACTTACAATTGTTGTTCCGCCAGCGTAGTCAGCAATCTGACTTAAAGAAGAATTAACAGCAGTTAAAGAGTTACCAGTTGGGCTTGTCCAAGAAGTAGCACTTGAAGGTGTTCCATTAAGAACTGCAGTTACAAGATAGTTTGAAGATGGAGAAGCAGTAGTCACGCCAATCGAGTCCATCTTTAACTGCATACGATTAATTAATTCTCGAACTCCGAATGAGCCGCCAATACCGTTATCAACAGAAGGCGCTACACGAATAGACATAAGAGCCTTTGTAGTTAATCCTGTGAATGAAAGAGTTGAACTTACTGATGATGTAGCAGGAAGACTTAAAGTTAATGTTGTTCCTGCAATGTTTTGAACAAGAGTGCCGGGTGCAATACCTGTTCCAGTAACAGTCATACCAACAATGATGTTAGTGTTTCCCGCACTTAAAGTTGCTGTTGCATTACCGCTAGTTAAAGTTGCTGAGGATGTAGTTCCAAGTGATGGCGCCAACTGCGTAAGTGTGCTCTGTCCGTAAGTAAAGATAAGAGATTTATCTTCGTCAAATCGTCCGTCCATAATTACAGAAGTTCCCCAGTGGGAAATAGTTGGAGCGTAAGTTGGTTGGGATAATTCAACTAATATCGGAGAAGCGGTTAGGGATGTAAAGGTGAATACTTGAGGTGAACCAATATCCATTGGAGCAATTGTTACTGTTGGATTAGCACCAGTTACAGCAACACTCAAAGTAAATTGAGTTGCTGATTGAATAGATTGAATGTAAGCACCTTCAGGGACAAAGCCTGTTGTTAGGTCATAAACTTTTTGACCAACTTGAAGAGTGGCAGTAGAGGCAACGGTTACGATATTACTTCCTGAAGTTACTGTTGTAGATACGCCAGCAGGCGCTCCTGCTTTTGAACGAGTAAGTCCAGTAAAAGTAGTTGCGGTCTTACCTGTGTAATTAACATATTCAATTTGTGTATTATTTCTAACAAGTAAAGTTCCTGCTGATGGGAAGTCTGCTGTTGAAACAACAGTCATTAATCCATCACCCGAGGCTAATGTTGCCGCAAGTTTTGTATAAGGCGGTTCCATTCTTGTTTCATATCGAGCAGGAAGGTTTCCTGAACGCATATATGCTTCAGCGTTTGTATTGTTATTTAAAAGTTTGTGGCAGTAAGTAACATTTCCATCTGCCGCTCTAAAGCCCCAACGAACTGCACCAGCGCCATACCAAGTGTAGTCAATGTAGAACATTTGCATTTTAGTTAAATCAATATTGTAACCGCTTGTGCCAGTTCCATCCATCTTGTCGAGGTTCCATTGAGATTGAGGAATTCTTATATCGACAGTTTTTGTTATTTGAACCATTGTCGAAGTTGAGCCACGATAAGCAGGTGATATTGTAAAAGTATTATCGTCTAATACGCCAATGACTCTGTAAGACATTCCTTTGATAACTACAAAATTACCAAGTTCTAGTTGTGTTAAAGATTGAGTAGGAAAAGCGCTTGTAGTTCTTGTTACTTGGTCTGAACCATTTGTTACTGAATAGCGACCGGGTAATTGGAAGGTAGATGTTCGGCGAACAACTTCTAGATTCTGTCCATCAAACTCAAAAAATACTCCGTTTTGGTCATCAAATAAACCTAGACGATTAACTGCTCCGTACCAACTATTAACTGCAACAATAAAGGGACCTGTGGCTGTTGCTATTGGCGGTGTGGTGGCGGTTGTGTATGTAAAACGATTATAAGAAATAATTGAGGCTACTGTAAATGTGCCGTTATAAGTCGAATCATTTGATACACCTGAAACAGTAACAGTTGCACCTGTCCATAGGTTGTGGCGTTCTTTTACTTGAACAGTAACAGTAGTTCCTGAAGAAGTAATTGAATCTACTTGCAGTGTTGGTTTTAAGATTGTTCCTGAAGAAATCTGTAAACCTTTTCCTGACTGATAGCGGAAGTAACGGCGAGTCTGACGAATAGCGGCTTCATAGTTTGAGTTTCCGTTTGAAGAAAAGATAACTCCACCATCGTATGGTCTGTGTTGGAATTGCGCAGATGGACGAACATAAAGGTTCATTGAACCAACACCTAGAGCAGAAGGAACGCCTCCATCTGTGTAATAAACAAACTCTGTTGGCGACCTTAGAGTTGCAACTTCAAAGGCTCCGTTAGGTGGATTAGTTCCTGTAATTCCAGTTACTTGAATTTCATTACCAATTGCTAATCCGTGTGGCGTTGGTGTTGTAACAATAACCGCCTTGTTGCTTGTATTAACAATGTAAGAGCCTTGTGGATTAATAGGTGCGTTTGTAAAAAAGTTGCCTGTATGAATAGTAGTTTTGTTAGGGTCAAAGACTGCTGTGAAAGCACTATTGTTTGTTGAACGAGCCTTGTAAGTCCATACGGTTGTTCCGCCACCAGTTTCAACAATAAAGTTTCCGTTTGCTGGAGTTAGTAAAGCATCTGTAACAAAAATAGGGGTTCCATTTGCTGGTGCTACTCCCGAACCTAAGGTAACAATTACCTGTCGGGAGTTAGCAACATATTGCATTGAACTGATATTTGGAATTGAGTTGGGACTTGGATAAGCAAAAGGCATATTATTTACAACCGCTAAGTTCTCCCACTTAGTTGTCTGCTGACCATACTCAAAGTCTGTATCGATAAGTGATTCAGGTTGAGCAACACGAAGTTTATTCGTTGGGTCATACAAGACTTCTGTTGGCGTGAAAGTTGTAGTAGTACCAACGGTAGAGGTTGTAATTGGCATAAGTTTTTAGCCCTTTGAAATCTTCTTAGCGGTTGCTTTCTTTCCTTTTTCAAGAAGCGATTCAGCAACCAAGCCGAACGCTGGGTCTTTCTTGTTTACATAACGAAGGGCAACTGGGATTAAAGTTGTCCATAGGATATTAGAAACATCTGCCCATTGGGAAGAAGTAAAGTCCAAAGGACTTGCTCCTTGACCAACTAGAACGATAGCGGCGAATACTTGTCCGACTAAATTGCGAACATAAGAATCAATCATTGCTTTGTACTTAGGGTTCATTTCATCTCCTTCATAGATTTAACTAAATCATAGAGGTCGTCTAGGCGAGTTCCTATGCTCGACTGGCGCTCCTCTAGTCTGATGATTCTATCAGCAAGGTGCGAGCCTCCATTGGTTTCCAACTGCGACACTAATTTTAAAATTGGGTCTAAACGGCAATCTAACTCCGACTTCATTTCTTCTATAAGTGCTCGTTTCACAGGCTTCCATACCAATCTCGATAAGACCATTTGTAGAGTAATTATTGCCCCTCCGACTATGCCAATGGCGCCAGCCAGTTGAAGTAGAGAGTCCATGGTCTAAGAATAACAAGGTTTCTAAATAAGAGTTATAAGAAACGCTTAAACTAACTTACCTAAAACAATTATGTCGTTATCATAAAAAAGGCAGACCACGACATCATTTACTGTTGGAGTGTAAGAAGACAAATAACGGATTCCTGTGATAGCGGTAGAACTGCCTGAAATAGTTACAGAGATTCTTGTATTGCCACTTGTGCGAGCCGTCACAACTCCAAAGTGAATAAACATTCTCTGCTTATTGTCTATAACTTTATTGACTAAATTACCAATATCCATTAGACGGTTCCAATCTCTACAATTTCATTTGAACCGACCACACGGACAACTCTAGTAGAAATACTTAAGCCGCTTGTGTAGTCCAAAGGTATATCCATTGAATCAACAATGACTGTTCTATCTACTTTTGACCCAACCGACTTAACATAGATAACATCATTAACATCTAAAGAGGCATCTACGATAGATTGAAAACTTATCTGCTCTTGTTGTCCGATGTAGGTGTTCAATAAAAGAGTAGCCGCCTTAATTGCTTCA